CTCAGTTGTTTAGCGATTACTAATTTACAAAGAAAATTCGACAAACTGTTATTTTTCCATCTATTTATTAGGGTGGGAAACTTTAGTTTTCTTATTTATTGCTTTAGCGAAGAAAAACTCTGCCAAGGCACCTGGGCTTTCGTGCCAGTCAGGAAGCAGACAGATGATATCACACCGTTTCAGTTGCATAATGTCAAGAAGAAGTATCTCTTCATAGAAGTTCGTGCCACATGCCTTTGCGTAGTTCTCTGCCATGATGCCAAGCCCGCTTTGAGTCGGATTAAACACTTTATATCCTTTTGCTTTCAACCACGCTTCTGCCTCTGCAAATTTCTTGCGAGTTGTATCGCTAAGAATATCTTCACCTATCTTTCCTGCGATATATACTTTCTTTATTCGTTTTTCCTTGCTCATCTTAATATTAATATCTAAAATTTGTAAAATGAATGATTGCCAACGGATTTGATAAATCATAGTTCCTGAACCACGCTTTCCAATCTTTGAAAGAAAGACCGTCATTTTTTGCAAACATGTATCTATCCATTGATTTGAATTCGTTACCTGACCCATATTCAATAACAGGTAGCATGATATTATTGTCGATAAATATTAGTTTCTGAATACCGACACCCTCATTTGCAGTCAGCTGTGCAATTTCAACCTGCTTGCTCTTATATGGTTCGCCCACCCATTGCCGGATAGACAATACACCTTTACCTGCTTGTATTTCTGCAATACGCTGTTCCCATAGAGGATAATTTGCACGAATAGTATGCAGTTTGCTTATACCGAGCTTCTCCTTAAAAAAGGTTTGTTCTCCGGCATGGAGATGTCCCTTTGGAAAGGTTTTTGATAACATTAAAATATAAGTATTCATTTGTCTATTGTATTACTAATTGCACATTGAAATGAAACTCACGGCAGATCCGCCTTATCTGTATTAGTTTGAACGGCTCGCCACCCACGCCGAAGAAGATAACGCGTTCGCGGGTGTTGGCCTGTACGCCCTTTTTTCGTAGCCTGTACAATAGGTTGTCTCGCTTGTTTGCCATAGCTTTACTCTTTAGTTTCTCCCCAATATATGTTTGCTCTTTCCTCCCATATCGTGTAATAGCCCTTGCTCCCGAAATACCTGCCTTTGCTGATTGCCCGATAACCCTCCACCCATATCTTTAGGGCTGCATCATACATCACACTCACCGCCGTGCGACCTGAAGGCTTGTTGCCGTCTGCCTGACTGATAAAAATGAGCAGCTTATCACGATGTCGAGCCTTGAATCCCTGATACTCCTTAAAGCTCATCTGTGTGTACTGAAAACTATCAATGACCACTATATCTGGGCTTTTGCGCTTCTTGAGACGTGCATCAAGATCTTCCATGCTCTCACTGATGAGGATAAACCGCCGTGCAACATCTTGCATACCTGCTTTCATAATTGCATTCTTCATTGTTAGTGAGAAACCCTCCTCTAAGGAGTTATAAGCAATCTTTCCGTACTTTGCCAACTCTTTGCAGAGCTTCATCGTAAAGCTGGTCTTACCGCTTCCGCTTCGTCCCCAGATGAACCATACACCGCCTCGTTCTGGGGCTCCGAAGGCCTCCGCCCAGTCTCCTTCAAATGGATAGGTTTCTTTCTTCATGCGCAGCATATCGGTTACTGACATTGCTCTATTCATTACCTTTAGCTTTATGGTTTGAATTTTGTTTGGTACTCAAACACTGTTTTACCACTGTTTGAGCTCCCTTCCCTTCGGAGGGGCTGGGAGAGGCTTTAGCCATTAACTTCACTCTATGAATACTCTTCTTCACACGTCTTAGGTCAAACTCAAATTCTTCTGAATCTCTCACCACTTCTGATATGTGTGCCTTGTCAGTTATGCCATTCGCAACACAGACGGCATAGACATCGTGAGCACCTGTACGTTCAAGCTCAAAGAATTTGCGACCGATACGTGAATGAATCTCGTTGTATCCACACTTGTTGTATCTCAGTCCCATTGTCATACGACGCTTGATATAGCTTGTAGAGAAGAAGACGATACCACACTTATCCTCCAAACGGTTGTACAAGTCAATGAAGTAGTGAAATACACGCTCTGGCAACTTATCGGCTTCATCGAAAAGAAGCAGCGGTGCTTTCATCTGAATAAGGTCATCAATGATGCGATCGAGCAGCTCTCTGATGCTGTAACCTTCTGTCTTCTGACCGATACGGCGTGCTATCTCACGAATGAAGTCGCTCTTCTTCATATCTTCTGAACAGAGAATATAGAACACCTCGCCATGCTCACTTGCATACAGCTTAGCTGTGGTTGTCTTTCCGCAGCCTGCTTCACCAACTACCCACGTAACGTTCTTGACTGTTTGAGCATCGTTCATAGCGAACACCATTTCCTGATAGGCTTTCGTCTCAACGACTTGCCAGTCTGTACCAGTAGTAGTTCCAAGCTGCGATGCAAGGTTGCGCCACATATCGTCGCTGATATTCTCCCACTTGCCCTGCAAGATACTACTCACTGTTGCGCTACTTGTTCCTGTAAGGCTCTGTGCAGCCTTGTTCTGACTTGGGTACTTACCGACGTATTGTCTTAAGCACTCTTGTATCTGTCCTTTTTCGTTCTTTGTTAGCTTCATATCGTTGTTCTTTTTATTAATTGTTCTTGGTTCAGTGAGGCATTGCCTCGCTGCTTATAATTTCCCAGCTACCGAAGCCATATCAACCACTGCCGTCTCAACCTCCGCCCAGTCCTCAAGGCTTACCTGCTTCGTCTTCCGTCCTATCTTATACTCTTCAGGCGACTTGCTATAGATGCCTGTACGACGTTCAATCTGTCTGCGCTCGGCTGCTGTCATTCCCTTAGGCTTTGGACTACGTAAGCCGTGCTGCTCTGGCATTACGCCGTGAGCCTTTTCAATCTCACGTCCAGCAACTGTTCGCTCAATGCGGTCAGTGGTATTCGCAGCCTGCTGCTGTCTGATGAATGCTGCTTCGCCTTCTGTCTGTTCTTGTATCGCACGATGGATAACAACATAAGGTTCTGCTACTCGTTCAAACCGCAGACTGCCGTCAGCCTCTTTCTTATAGAGTCGGATACTTCCGAAGTCGTAAGGATCATACTTAACAACGAACCGCTCGTAAGTGTGCTGTCTGCGCCACTCGTGGTCTGGCATACCCGGCTGGCTCATCACCTCGTATTGTCGCTTTTCCTTCTTAATGGTAACACTGATACCTTGGTCGGTGAAGGTGCTCATACGCTTAGCCGTTACCCAGAACATATCCACCATATCGTGTGCCGTAACCTGCTGCGTTTCCTCATTCACGCTGCTGTCGTAGGCTTCCTGTCTACTCTTGCCGTATGCAGGGTGCGCCATTTCGTTCCACTCCTTAGTAGCCTTTGCGTATGCATCTTTCAGTTCCTCAAGCGTATAGAGTGAGTCTTTATTCTCCTCAATAAATTCAAGGTTCGGACGGCTCGACATCTTCTTTGCCGTAATGTTCTGACCTGTGAAACGCCAATCCTTGTGCAGCACCTGCTGCTGAAAGCGACCGAACACCGCCTCAATGGTCTTTGATTCGCCGTTATAAGGCTGCGTGGTGCGGTGCACGTGGCAAAGCTTCTTAAACAGTCCGTCAGCATCCAGTTTCTTATGCCCACCTTGGTTGTCGTGAACAATCTCGTAAGGCTTGTGCTTGCTGATCTGAATTGCCATGCGATATGCGTGGTATTGCGCTTCGTAGTCCTCCGTGTCGCTGATGTGCCAACCAAGCATCACCTCACTCATCGCATCAATGACTACATAGACCTGCGTGGTGCGTACCTTACCAGTATCATCCTTATAATATAGGTTCAGCTTCGTGCCGTCGCCATACCATAGCGCATCACGCTTCGTTGGCAGTGCCGTACGGTGCTTACGTCCGAACTTCTGTCGTGCTGCCTGCTCACCATGTACAGCATCGTACCATAGTGGCATAATCGCAGCACTGTTTAGCCATCGCTTCATACCGCTAAGACTTTTCAGTGGTTTCCAGCCGTTTGCTTCTGCCTGGCGGTTTGCCTCTTCAAAGAGCTGCACATCGGTATAGACTGGAACCCTGCAACGTTTCAGTGCGATGAGTAGCTGTCCGAACTCGTCAGTAATCTTCTGCGTGTTCTTATTTCCGACCTTACCGCTGATAAGACTCTTGTAGCCATCTGCCTTGAAAGCCTTAATCTTTGCTTTCAGTCGTGCTTCATTCTGTGGAAGGGTGTGCTGATACTCTTCACGCATAGCTTCAGAACTCTGATAGATTACCTCCCAAGCTCCTGCAGTGCTGCCGTTCAAACTCTGACGGATTGCCCTACGCTGTGCCATCATCTTCAACAGCTCTTTCAGAACACTCGCATTAATGGTGTACTCTTCAATGAGCTTCTCTGTAAGATGTTCCTGCTTGCCGTTTTTCTCGTAGATGAAGTTTTCAAAGAACTCACGTGCCTCTCCGTCAAGCCGTATGCGGTCACGCATCATTGCTTCCTTCATTCGCTGCTCTGGATCACCGTATCGTTCCATATACCGAGCCTTGTATTTCTGAGGAATGGAACTCCATGCGTAGAGTGCCTGACCGCCCTCGCCACCTCCACGGTGTACGCTGACGATATTTCCACGGCTCATGTTCTGACGTAATGTAGCAGCTTTAATAACTGCATCACTACCTCCAGTCAGTTCCGCGTAGGTTACGCACAATATCTTGTTGAAGTATTCCATCCCAATTAAGTTATAAGCTCATCGCCATCAGTTCAACCTCACTCTGCAGCTCCACGAAGGCAGGTATGTTCATATCTTGCTCTCGACGTGTTACAACTCCATCCACAAAGACACTCACGCTGCCATCCTTGCGGTCCACAACCAACTTCACACGCTCACCGAAGGTCTGTGTCATTGTCTGTTCTGCTTCCTCGTGAGTAGTCTCAACGTCAGCCTGCTTCCAATTAGGAGTTCCATTCAGCTGTGTTAGTGCTGTGAAGCGAATCTTCCTTGCAAGTTCGCTGTCGCTTTTGAAGTTCAGAGCCTTCCATACCATCATGGTCGAACAATCAAATACCTTACGAAGGTGCGCCTTGTTCTTTTCACTTACATAAATCTTCTTCTCCATATCATTTATATATCTAATATTTGCAAATCACGTCCCTTTTTTGTATCTTTGGACGCTGTTTATATCTTAAACACGCTGCAAAGATAGTGATAATTTTCAACCATCCAAACTTTTTGGGTGATAATTTTCATTTTATGTGTAAAATTTTATCAAGAATAGAGGAATTATCCAAGCATGAGGGGATAACTATCGGTGCTTTGGAGAAGAAAATAGGTGCCAGTAAAGGGGTCTTATCACGTGCTATAGCTAAGGGTACAGACATACAAGCTAAATGGATAGAATCTCTTGTTGAAAATTATCCCCAATGCTCTGCGGAATGGCTCTTAACAGGCAAGGGAGACATGCTCAAAACAGCATTGCAGGAAGCAATAGCGGTAGAACCAGTCCGCTCAGAATCCCCTAATAAAGGCGCACCTTACTATGATGTGGATTTCCTCGGAGGCTTCGACCTCACATTTAACGATCAGACTATCAACCCTGAATACAACATTGACTTCAAACCGTTCAATAAGCAGGGAGTTAGCTGGGTGAATATCACAGGGCATTCTATGGAGCCCAGGATTAATCACGGAGATATCATTGCAATTAAGGAATGTAGACTTGAGGACGTGCAATATGGCGAGATTTACGCTGTCGTACTTGACACCATACGTACCGTTAAGATACTTCGTAAATCCAATAATCCAGATAGGATGCGCTATGTACCTATCAACGAGGAAAATTACGACGAGCAAGAGTACGACAATTCACGTATCCTCCGTATCTTCGAGGTGCTTGGTAACGTAAGTAGATTCATTTAAAAAATAATATATGTTTGACCCAGAGAAGACCGAACTTGATGAGTTCTTGAAAGAATATACCAGAGCACGACGTAATGCAGTGTTCTTTATTGAGAACTATTGGAACAAGCTACATCCTGATAATCCCATCATACTCACAGATGATGAGAAGCAACAGCTTTATAAAAGATTTAGAATGGCTCCGTTAGTTCATGATATCGTAGCCTATACAAAACGCTTGGAAGAACTGCGAGCAAAAGGCTATAAAGATTGGGAGATTGACGCATAACTATATTCAACTATAATACGTCTAATAACTTAAGTTTATATTATATGAAAGAGAAAAAGAAGTGGAGTGAGAGGACTCCACAAGAAAAGAAAAAGGCAAAGCTTAATCTTACTATATTAGCGGTAATTGGCTTAATCGTAGTGTCAGTATTAATTGCAGGTGCATTTAGCGACTCTCCAGAACCACAAGAGAAGAAAGAACCTGTGGCTGTTGTTCACAATGATGTATTAGATGCTTCAGTACGCCAGGTAAAACAGTTCTTAAAAAAGAATCTGAATGATCCTGAAAGCTATGATGGTGTTGAATGGAGTCCTGTATCACAGAACCCACACACCAAATGGTTCATAGTACGTCATAAGTACCGTGCAAAGAATCAATATGGTGCAACACAGATCTACAACCAAATCTTTACACTTGACAGCCTGGGCACAGTTATAAGCATTTCTGATGTTGAATAAGGTACACGATAAGGCGCAAAAGTGAGCACGCACACACTTTTGTTGGGTGTAATACATCAAAATTAGCCTAAAAGCCTTGAAAATAAAGGAAATTCGACAATATGTCTATTAACGAGATATGATATTATACCCCTCCTTATACGGAATAAATGGGGGGGGTAAATGATTAAAATAGGGTCTATCCGCTTTTTTTTCGTCTTTATTAGGGGGGTGAATGTGGTAAAAAACATAAAAAAAGTGTCACCCCTAATGTCACCCCTCTTTACACATTTCGTTTTACACTGTCACTCCAATCGTCACCCCTAATGTCACTCCAAAGCCATTTTTTACCTTAAAACACACCTTTACAACCCAATAAAATAAAGAAAACGGCTTTCAACCGTTCAGAAACGTATTGAAAGACGTTCAACTATCGTTCAATCAGCGTTTTAGCTGTTTATACATACCCTTATTTTGTCACCTTTGAGCGTATAAGCTCACCAGCTCTGATACAAGCCTTTTTGTTCAGTACAACCCCTCCCTTGCTCAGTCCTACACGCTCCAGCGAGCTTCGCTTAATACCTATATCTTCAGCCGTCAAAACGCTGTAAATCGCAGGAATTGAGCCAAAGTAATAATTCTTCCTCCCTTTCATCAATTGTACGTGTATCACCTTTGTCATAGTTATCTCTTTTTGTTTGCAAATATACAAAATAGTTACTATATACGATATTTTAAGCATATAATATTTTACTAAATGCGTAAAATAATAAGGTAAACTGTAAATAGCCTACCTCATCAAGTTACACATAAAACAACCCTGTCACAGCTATTTGCTTCGCCTTTGTCGCCGTCAAAACCCTTACACTATTAAGTACACATATTCAGGCTTAAAACGTCCCAAATCGCCCCATTTACCCTCCTATGTAACATTATTCTCTCAAACACCGTTCAAACGCTCATCGAATGTAACGCAAATGTAACACGATTGTAACATTTCGTTTTACACTCCGTTCATCCTCTAATATTCGGTAACTCTCTGATATACAAACAACATAATCACGTCAACCCAACTATTGTATTTACACATTTCGTTTTACCCCCCTTAGATACAGACATGGGTGGTACTCATTGCCAATCTGCTTTGTACCGTTATCTCCAGAATGATAAAAAGACACGTATCCTT